GGAACAGGTCTCTATGTAGAGACCCCCACATCAGTCGAGGTAGATGGCCGTGCCCATTGGCGGCACAACCTTGTTACCACCTACGATGACCCACAGCACAGGGGCAGTCCATGTACCCCAATCACCATTGAGGTAACCGTCAGTCATGATGATGATGCACTCGGGCTTGATCTGATTGTCCTTGAGATACTTGGACACGCACGTCACATCAGTGCCACCACCACCCTTGGGTTTAGTGGATGACGTTAGCTTATCAAGTTGTTCCTGTGTGTACATCTCATGTGCTGCCACCTCGGTGTCCCAGTACAGCAGGTCTACCTTCTCAGGCTTGGTGTTGACACAGATACCCTGTACCTCGGACAAGAACTTAGACACGTATGGTTCTGTAGACCCTGACATATCGGGAGCGACCACGATGCGGCCAACATTCTCAGTGATAGTCGAGGGCATGTACATATCATGCTGCAACCATCTACGGTTAACACGTTGCCACGTGGAGATGTCCTTGCCTACAGCAGTGGATGAAACGAACTCACGTAACTGTTCACGCCAGTTGACCTTTGGCTCAAGGAGCGAACCCAGTGCACGTGACTGATTGCCACCTAACTTACCCGCCATGAGTTGACCCTGACGGATAGCTTGGTTGATCTCCTTGCCAACCTGCTCGATCTCTTCCTGAGACATGCCCTTGCCGGACTCCCAATCATGATCGTCAAAGCCATCTTCACCATTCCCCGGGGAATGCCCGTCATTCTCTTCCCGCAAGATGTTGTACACAGTCTGCGAGTCCATGTTGCGGAACCGCTCGTCTAGCAACCCACCCTTGGGCAGTGTGACGAACCCACCACTACGGCGCGAGATGTCGGCAATGATCAGGTTGATCACGTAGTCGCATGCCATGTTAGCAGTGCGGCCATCCTCGTTGTACAAGTGTTGCCACAGGAACATATGCTGAAACGTCTTGTGCAGATTCTCGTGCATGATGAGACCACGCAAGTCAGAGTCAGCCATGTCCTTGATGAACTTGGTGCCGTACTTACAGTCGATGCCGTTAGTGCATGCAGTGGGTACATCGTCACGCACTTCGTACTTACCGACCATGATGACAGACGCATACTCCATAGTCTCAGAGTGACCCATAAGCTCCACGTGTGAGCGTTGGATGCGTTGTGTTGGTGTCAATACGTTGAGTTGTGTTAAGAATGACATAGCTCTCTCCAATGGTTCATATGATATGAAGTTACTTCTTAGCGAACAGGAAGTTGTTAGCCGCCGCCCACAGTGCGAACTCGGTATTACGTGCAGCCACGTCACGCTTAGGGCACTTGTCTGACATGACACTACGAGCGAACAGACCTTGCGCTTCCTTGGGGATGCGGTTCAAGAACTTCATCCATGCAACGATGTTGCTGTTGTCGATGCGGTGCACGGCCTTGGATACCAACATACATGATGCCGCCGCTGATGTTGGGACAATCGCAGTCTCGGGAGACTTGATCAAGTCGTCCCATGGTGTGAGTTGGTTGTCCATCTTATCCATCGTCAAGATGTTGTGCATTGCCTTTTCACCGACAGTGCCTGCCAGTGCGTGACACATAACGTCATCACCCAAGATGCGGGTACGCTCATATACATACGCCGCACGTTCCATCGAACGATGTGTCACCACAGCACCACGCACAGTACGCGGGTCATTGATGTATGTATTCTGCTCGGGCTTCTCGTAGTCCTCGAAGGACGCGAACATCTCAGGGTACTCAGCCACGGTGCCGATGATCACAGGGTTGATGCCCTTGGGTATCGCATAGTCCTCGATCCATGTGGCCGCATTAGTCTTACAGACCTTCACACGAGTCAACCTATTGAGAGCATGTGGCGGCACGTTGTCACCCAGTCCCTCGACCGACAAGTTAGTTGTACCGAACACGGCACTACCCTCGGTCAACTCATACACACCCAGTGCCCGTTCATTCATCAGACGCAAGCATGCGTTCATCACACCACCTCGTCCTTTACCCACCTCGTCCAACATCATCACAACCTTGCGGCCTTTGAAGTGAAACCCGAACTCTTCGTTGGGTATGAACGAGCACACCTCGTTGCCGTCGATGTCCTTGATCTTGGGCACAACAAAGTCACCAACATCTTTTGTGGTGATGTCCACGTAGCAGAAGAACGCATCCTTGAACTGCGGGTAGGCAATAGAGTCCTTGAGCATCTTGAGAATCGCAGACTTGCCGATGCCCATCTCGCCCTGCACTAGGACGGTTTGCTTGTCGCCCACGGCAGCGATCAGGTCAGCACATTGCTTGAGAGTGATTGAGTTGTACATGATGTTTCCTTTCGGTTAGCTTCATATCATATGAAGCGGGTTGTGGTTAGGTTAGTTGAACTTATTAAGTATAGCATCTACTTTACGCTTTGTCTGCTCACGCAGTGAGTCGCTGTCACGTAGTGCGTCAGCGTCCACGCCACGCATCGTGTCCTCTAGCTGCTTGCGCATCTCATCCATACGCACATCGCCAGTGATGTTGAACGACTTGAGCAACCCGCATATCTCGATGGCGTTCTCGACAAGAGAGTCACGGAATATCTTGCGCTTGCCGTCGTCACTATCCTCAAGACGTTCTGACATGCGGGTCAGGCAGTCGTGCAGCCGCTCCCATGCTTCAGTCATCGCACCCTCGACACGTGCCTTGAGCACACCCTCGTACTGAGACTGCAACTCACGCAGCCCGTCCTCGCCGATGTCAACGCGGAAGTCGCCCGACTGAGGCAGTGGGGTCATGCTATAGCGCATCGCAAACTTAGACTCGATGGCCTCCCGCATCGGGTAGTCCTCACGGTTGAACAAGTCGCCCAGTTGGAACGCAGCGGCAGCGACCAGTGTGTCGTAGTCATTGAGGAAGCTGTTTACAGACAGACCAAACTGCTGCTCGTAGTCGGTCAGCCGATCCTTGAACTCAAGGAAGTAGGCCATATTCAGGATGCGGTCGCCGTTGTCGCCCCATGGTTGCGTCACACCATACAGCCACGAACGGATAGCGTTCGCCACCTTAGTGATCTCGGTCAGCTTGCCCGATCCTGCAAGCAGGTTCTTGTGGTAGTTACCGGCACGGGTCTTGGTGCTGTTCTGCTGATCTACTTCCTCAGACACACGCTTGTCGAGCTTGCGTCCCGTCCACACGCTGAGAGATAGGTTGACGATCAGTGCAGAGCTTGAGAGCTTGGACACGCTGAAGTTGTCCATATCAATTGCGTAGGTCATGATGTTTCCTTTCGGTGAGCTTCATATCATATGAAGCGGGTTGTGGTTACTACTTAATATTTACTACAACTACATTATAACACGTTGACACGTAGGGGTCAAGTTGTGGCTTCTTAATTGGGTCGCCATACCATAAGGTCGAGATACAACACTGAAAGTATAGCCACGTAAACCACACCTATAAAGATGTTGGTAAGTAAGTCTCTGTTCATTTGGTTTCCCCTTTGTAATTCATACCAACAAACGCCGACACGTACTCGTGCCCCTCGGTGCCGTACCGGAACCCAACATAACGATGCGTGCCGTCAAGCTGTTTGCCGCATGCGTAGAAAAAACCTTGCGGGTTTTCTGATCGGTAGATGAACGCATTACGCGCCCACATTGTCGCCATCGCATTTTCTGTATTCAGTGCGTCGAACATTTGTTGGTCGGACAGCACCACGCTGTCGGGGTACTCGCCCATTTGGGCTTCCAATAACGTTTTGTATTGCATCTTGATTTCCTCGAACATGTCGGCGGTCAGGTTGTCTTCTGCTTGCTTCATGGTGTTGTCCTTATGCGTACCATTTGCCGATGTCGTGGTAAGCAGTTACCACATCCTCGTACCCAAGACTCATTAATAGTTGGCACAGCACATCGTCTGCTTCTATGTGTGCGACTTCGGTATCACGGCTTTGCCGTATCAAATTCAACTCCACAATCGCTTCTTCCTTAGTCATTTTGTGATCTCCTTTTCTTGAATGTGGTAATGCACATCGGCATCGGGTTGTTCCTGTGCCATTCGCAGGTCTGCTTCGGCTTTGACCTTATCGTCATAGATACCGGCAATGAATCTGCCCTTGGAATCTTCACCCCACACAATCCAAACTTGCTTCATGATGTTGTCCTTTTAGTTAATAGGTGTGATGAGGCCGACCGCGCCGTCCGACGCAACCTTGATCATGTCCTCGACATGTAGCCGTGTCGTCCCAGTACACACATGCGGATGCGCTTGGCCGTGGTGCTTGCTAGTTGTCATGCCGTACTTACTGGCATTCTCAAACCACATCTCGGTCATCACATCGTAGACAAAGAGCGGCCAGTGCCGGTCGTATGAATAGACCACATAACGGGCATTCGGTATGCCCATGCTTTCGACCCACTCAGCCCACAGATTGTTGGCCTTGAATTCTTTGCAGTCCTGCACGTACTGCCGTGCGTCGCGGTTGCTGATCTTTGCTTTACTCATGATGACGCCTTTCGGTTGTGCTTCATATCATATGAAGCTGTTATTTACTCGGATTACTCTCTACAACATGTTTTCACGTGTTGAGCCTCTACTTTAGCATAGGCAGCTTCATATGTCAAGTTGTGACAACGTGGTATAAGGAAGTGTCTAAAACATTTTATTCATAAAGAGCGTTTTATTCTGGGAGAGGAGAATAAAACAAAAGCCTTTGTAATCAACGTGTTAGAGGTGCTTTTTGGGGTAATATTCTTTTATTCTGTGATTTTGAGAATGAGCGAGAGAATACGGCAAAGAGCAAAAGAGAAGAGCGAGTGCGAAGAAAAGCAAAGAAATTTAGGTAAAACTAAGTTTTTTAAAATTTAGACTTCATATATATATTTTAAAGAATAATAGAATAATAGGGATAAAACCGTCTGGAAACCCGCATGGTTGCTGGGTTTTATAATATTCTGTGCCTACAGAATTTTCTGGAATAATTGAATAAAATCAAAGACAGTATTGCCTTATAACGCGTTGACTTTTCTCTGAGCCATGTTTTTGTCCACATGAGCCAGTGCGTTTAAACGCAAGGCAATTAGATATGCGTCAGTGCGGCCAGCGTCGAGGGAACAGTTATCAGTATAATTCCGTACAGCTTCATATGATATGAAGCAACTTAGATTTTAAGCTACAAACAAGTTGTAGTGTGATTTCTTGTGGCAACTTCTTTTGGTGTGATTACACCTCAAATCACGTGACAACTTGTTTGTAGGATGATTTATTTTCGCTGATTGCGGCCAGCGTCGAGGGAACAGTTATCAAAACTTTTCCACGTGGAAAAGTGTGAACATAGTAGATGTGGTTATGCGTGGTTTTGAATGTCGGCAACATGGTATAAGATGGTTTACAAAAACGCGGACGAAAAAAAACCCCGCCGGAGCGGGGTTCCTAGTGCCAGATTACTCAGCGATCTCATCACCGTGCGCTGCAAAGAAATCTTTGAAACCATCATACAAACTTTCGTGCTGTGCGTTTTCAAACGCTGCTTGAATCACCGTGCAAAGGTCTTCAAAGGAACCGCCTTCATCATGATTGAAAGCAGGGCGGAGCAGATCAACGAATGCCTTAGTACCTTTTGCTTTTGCTTCGCCTTTCGCCTTGCTTTTCTTTGATTGAGCAGGGTTCCATTCGACTACCGGCTTACCGGTTTTCACCGCATCACGAAAGGTTGTCAGGTAATTTGCTGCCGTGCCTTTACCTAAACCGCCTGCTATCAACGCATCGTAGAACGCAGTAGCTACTGCACATTTCTTATTGTGTCCGACGATAACCTTCGCAGCATGTAATTGCGTCACGCCTTTGTTAACACCGTCAAGGCATGCAAGGCGTTTGGCTTCGAACCCTTTGGCCTCGATCAATTGAGCGCCACAGTTTGCAGCGATGGCGGAGAACGATACAGAATTATTTGCTTGTGTCATGAGTTACTTTCATCAGCGCATGTTATAGGAAGGTACTGAGTCAGTGCGCTTATCTAATCCAGTGACTACATTATGACACATCTTATAGGGTAACGCACGAGATAGCGCTAACTTTACATGCCTACCCTTCATATCATATGAAGCAGGGCAGTGGCGACCCCCCACCCCCTAGATCGGGGCGGCTTGTTGGCGTAGTGCTATGCACTGTGTTTTACTCAAAAGATTACAGCCGCCAATCTAACCCCGGTTACTTTCATGGCCGGGGTTCCGGAACCGTCCGAGTAACTTCCTACAACATCTTGTAGAGCGTTAAATTAAAAGCCTATAGACTTTGTAAAACACCCCCTACCCCGTGCAAATTTACGCGACTCTGCATTTATTTCCGTATAGCAAACACCCCCCATCATCTTTCCACACGAAATACCCCCACCCCTATATTATTTTTTACAAAACGTGTACACTTCGCACACAACTGGAGCCACAAAACGCTACCAAACATATGCAAATACTTGTTACGCCAGAGTTAGACGTACCTATTCCTTCTTCGCTAACCCCGCAAGAAGCCCAATCTCTGCATGAAAAAGCGAAAGCTGCTTTTAATACGGTAGAGTTTTTGGCCGCTATGGGGATGGAAGTTCCTGCGCCTACGATGCGGGAAAAGAAAGAAGCCCGTGCTCAATTCCTAGAAGCCCCTCACGCAGATATAGAGATCAAAAGTTCGGCTACTGCCTTAATGTTGAAGGCAATGCTCGACGAGTACGATGTTGAGGTGGTACGAAATGCCGCCCAAGTTCGGAACTACGTGAAGATGCGGCTGATGGCACTTACTGACTCTAATAAAGAATCCACCCAGTTAAAGGCGTTGGAGATGCTGGGCAAGATGAGTGACGTGGGTGCCTTTGCCGAACGGGTAGAGATTAATGTTACACATCGAACAACTGAAGAGTTGCAGTCCGAACTGGCTAATAAGCTCCATGCTTATATGCACGACATCATTGATGTAGAAGCTACGGCCATAACCGTTCCAGAAGAACGCTATTTGAACAATGCCCCTGCGGTGCAGGTGATTGATCTGGATGAGGAGCTTGGGTTTACCGGGAAAGAACTAGAGATAACGGCTGAAGTGGAAGACTTTGACGATGAGTAATAGCGCATTAGCTGCGGTATTAGATCAGATTCAAACTTTGCCTGTTGATAAACAAGCGTTGTTAATTAGTAGACTGCCTAAGGACGAGCAGGAAACCGTCACCGAGATTCTGGATGAGTTAAATACCCGTAAGTTACGGAGTAAAGCGTCAGATGACTTCATGGTGTTTGTGCAGGAGATGTGGCCTAACTTCATTCATGGTCGGCATCACGCCAAGATGGCTAGGGCGTTTGAGCGGGTGGCTAACGGGGAGTGTAAACGGCTCATTATCAACATGCCGCCCCGTCATACCAAATCAGAATTCGCTTCATATCTGCTTCCAGCATGGTTTTTTGGTAAATTTCCGGGCAAAAAAGTCATTCAAACGTCCCATACAGCCGAATTAGCGGTAGGTTTCGGTCGAAAAGTGCGAAATTTAGTGGATTCTGCTAACTATAAGCGGATATTCCCGGCACTAGACCTGCAATCTGACTCAAAAGCAGCAGGTCGGTGGAACACAAACTTCGGCGGCGAGTACTTCGCTATCGGTATTGGCGGTGCGGTAACCGGTAAAGGTGCCGACATACTAATAATAGATGACCCGCACTCAGAACAAGAGGCCGCTATGGCCCAGACTAACCCGGAAGTCTACGATAAGACGTATGAGTGGTACACATCTGGCCCTCGTCAGCGTCTCCAGCCGGGGGGTTCTATCGTAATGGTGATGACCCGCTGGTCTAAACGCGATTTAACGGGTCAAGTAATCAAAGCGGCGGCTCAAAGGTCGGGTGAAGAGTGGGAAGTGATCGAGTTTCCAGCGATTTTGCCCTCTGGCAAGCCACTATGGCCTGAATTTTGGTCATTAGAAGAGCTTTCTGCCCTAAAAGAGGAACTTCCGAACGCTAAATGGCAAGCGCAGTACATGCAGCAGCCGACATCGGACGTGTCAGCGATTGTGAAGCGCGAATGGTGGAAGATATGGGATAGTGAGCGTCCGCCTAGCTGCGAGTTTATTATTCAGTCTTGGGACACGGCGTTCTTAAAGACAGAACGGGCCGACTATTCTGCGTGTACAACGTGGGGTGTGTTTTATCAGGACGATGCGCTGGGCAGGTCGCGGGCTAATATTATTCTGTTGAATGCGTTTAAGAAGCGCATGGAGTTCCCAGAGCTAAAGGCCAGAGCCTATGAAGAGTTTAATGAGTGGGACGTTGACTCACTTATTGTAGAGGCCAAGGCAGCAGGGTCACCGCTGATATTTGAGTTGCGGCAGATGGGCATCCCGGTGCAGGAGTTTACGCCTAGTAAAGGCAACGACAAGATAGCGCGGTTAAACGCGGTGGCTGATATATTTGCGTCAGGACACGTTTGGGTGCCTAATACGCACTGGGCAGAAGAGTTAATTGAAGAAGTTGCGTCGTTCCCATCGGGGGAGCATGATGACCTAGTGGACTCCATGACACAAGCATTGCTGCGCTATAGGCGTGGTGGGTTTATTCAGTTGGCGTCTGACGAAGAAGATGAACCACGGCAGTTTCGTAGGAAAGAGCCGTACTACTAAGGATGAAACATGGCTATTGAAAAGTCACTGTACGCCGCCCCGCAAGGCTTGGACGAGCTTGAGGCAATGGACGCTGGCACACCTGAAATTGAGATTGAGATCGAAGACCCTGAATCGGTTCGGATTGGTATGGGCGATTTGGAGATTGAGATTGAGCCGGACGCAGAGTCAGAAGATGACTTCAACGCTAACCTTGCAGAATATATTAGCGAAGAGGCGTTGCAGAATCTTGCCAGTGAATTGATTAGCGATTACGACGAGGACGTAGCCAGCCGCAAGGATTGGATGCAGACTTACGTTGATGGCTTGGAACTGCTGGGTATGAAGATTGAAGATCGCACGGAGCCGTGGGAAGGTGCGTGTGGTGTGTACCACCCGATGCTGTCTGAGGCGCTGGTGAAGTTTCAGTCTGAGACGATGATGGCAACGTTCCCCGCCGCTGGCCCAGTTAAGACACAGATTATTGGTAAAGAGACGCCGGATAAGAAAGCCGCTGCGACCCGCGTTGCGGACGATATGAACTATCAGTTGACGGACGTGATGAAAGAGTTTCGTCCAGAACATGAGCGCATGCTCTGGGGCTTGGGTCTGGCTGGCAATGCGTTTAAGAAGGTGTACTTTGACCCGGGCCTTGATCGTCAGGTGTCATTGTTCGTCCCTGCGGAAGATATTGTTGTGCCGTATGGCGCGTCTAATTTAGATTCCTCCCCGCGTGTAACGCATGTGATGCGCAAGACTGAGAACGAGCTACGCAAGTTGCAGGTAGCTGGGTTCTACGCGGACGTTGATCTGGGCACACCAGAGAACGTGCTGGATGAGGTTGAGAAGAAGATTGCGGAGAAGATGGGTTTCCGCGCAACAGCCGACAATAGGTTCAAACTGTTGGAGATGAACGTAGACCTTGATTTGGAAGGCTATGAGCACAAGGATAAGAAAAAAGAAAAGACTGGGATTGCGCTGCCTTACGTTGTGACGATTGAGAAGGGGTCAGGTGAAGTATTAGCGATCCGTCGCAATTGGGAACCTGATGATGAGACCTACGCAAAGCGCCAACACTTTGTTCACTACGGATATGTACCGGGCTTTGGCTTCTATTGCTTTGGCCTGATCCACCTCATTGGGGCTTTCGCTAAGTCAGGCACTTCACTGATTCGTCAGTTGGTTGACGCTGGTACGCTATCTAATTTGCCCGGCGGCTTTAAGACCCGAGGCATGCGGATCAAGGGCGACGATACACCGATTGCGCCGGGTGAATGGCGTGATGCGGACGTGGCCAGCGGTGTGTTGCGCGACAACTTAATGCCGTTGCCTTATAAAGAGCCGTCGCAAGTTCTTGCTGGGCTGATGGATAAGATCATTGAAGAAGGTCGCAGATTTGCTAACACGGCTGACTTGACCTTGAGTGATATGAGTGCGCAAGCGCCTGTGGGGACTACGCTGGCTATTCTGGAGCGCACACTCAAGAACATGAGTGCGATTCAGGCGCGGGTACATTACTCGATGAAGCAGGAGTTGGGTCTCCTCAAGAACATCATCGCTGAGTACACACCGGAGGACTATGACTACCAGCCAACGCAGGGTAGCCGGAAGGCTAAGAAGTCTGACTACGACGACGTGGATGTCATCCCGGTTAGTGACCCTAACGCCAGCACAATGGCGCAAAAGATTGTGCAGTACCAAGCTGTATTGCAGTTGGCTCAAGGTGCTCCGCAACTCTATAACTTACCTTTACTCCACCGGCAGATGCTTGAGGTGCTGGGTATCAGAGAAGCGCAGAAACTTGTGCCGATGGATGAAGACCAGAAGCCAACCGACCCGGTAAGCGAGAACCAGAACGTGTTGTCAGGCAAACCGGTTAAAGCGTTCCTAACGCAAGATCATCAGGCACATATTGTTGTGCACATGGCTGCTATGCAGGACCCTAAGATCATGGCGCTGTTGCAAAACAACCCGATGGCACCGGCTCTACAGTCCGCAATGATGGCCCATATTAATGAGCACTTGGGCTTTGAGTACCGCAAGCAGATTGAAGAACAACTTGGTATGACGTTGCCACCTCAGAAGGATGAGTCTGGCGAAGAAGTACACATGTCACCTGAAGTAGAAACACGTCTGGCTCCGATGCTGGCGCAAGCCGCCAAGCAGTTGCTCCAGAAAAATACGCAAGAAGCACAGCAAGCGCAACAACAGCAGCAAGCACAAGACCCGATTGTGCAGATGCAGATGCAAGAGTTGCAGCTTAAAGCGCAAGACAACCAGCGCAAGGTTGAGAAAGATAAGGCTGACGTTGCCCTCAAACAGGCACAGCAAGAGATCGAGCGGCAAAGAATTGCCTCCCAAGTTTCCACTGATGACAAACGCATCAAGATGGACGCAATGAAGGTAGCCGCACAAATGCAGGAAACCCGGCAAAGCAGCATGGCAACTATGGGAGTAGATGTGCTCAAACATCTCTCTAATAAGAGTCACGAAGAGCAATTACGAGCAATGCAGGAGCGGATTCAAACCCGTCAACAGCAAGCAAGAGCACCTAAGAAAGGCGAGTAATGGACGCATTTGGCATCCTTGTCCAACAAGCGGACGAGAAAATTATACAACTCAAAGACTATTTGGCCGAAGGGAAGGCCGAGTCTTTTGAGGAATACAAAAAACTGTGTGGCGAGGTTAGGGGTCTACTCATCATGCGGGGATACGTATTAGACCTCAAACAAAGATTGGAGAACTCGGATGAATAGTTCCATCCTGTTAGCTACAGACGCTAACAACCCACAAGTTGTTGGTTCCTATGACTTTGCCGCAACCGCAGAGGAAAAGGGAAAACAACTCCCCCGCCCATCGGGTTATCGAATTCTCTGCGCCATCCCAGAAGCAGAAAAAGAATTTGAAGACAGCGAGATTGGGTTACTCAAGTCCGACGAAACCATGCGAAACGAAGAGACCCTCACAACGGTCTTGTTCGTGGTAGACCTTGGCCCTGATTGCTATAAAGATGAAAAGCGGTTCCCCAATGGCGCTTGGTGTAAGCAAGGTGATTTTGTTCTTGTCCGCCCGCATACTGGTTCCCGATTGGTTATTCATGGCCGAGAGTTCCGCATTATCAATGACGACACCGTTGAGGCCGTTGTTGACGATCCCCGTGGTATTAAACGTAAATAAAGGAGCACAAAATGCCTTTGGACGACGACACAGAATTTAAATTTCCTGATGAAGTTACACAGGAAGCTACTGAAATTGAAATTGAGATTGAAGACGACGCACCACCAGAAGATCGTGGCCGTCAGCCTTTGCCCAAACCTCTGGTTGAGGAGTTGGAGAAGGATGAGCTTGATCAATATGACGACAATGTAAAGACCAAACTTAAACAAATGCGTAAGGTTTGGCACGACGAACGTCGTGAAAAAGAGTCCGCCTTGCGCGAACAGCAAGAAGCTGTTGGTTTAGCCCACAGATTGCTGGAAGAGAATAAGCGCATAAAAGACATTCTTACTAATGGTGAGAAAGAATACGTCACGACCATTCAGAGTAATTCTGATATGGAACTAAAAATTGCTCAACGGGCGTATAAGGAAGCCTACGAAGCAGGTGATTCCGACAAGATGATGGAGGCCAACCAAGCCTTGCAAATGGCTAACTTAAAAGCCATACAGGTAAGAAACTTTAGAATGCCCTCTTTACAAGAGGAACAAGTTCCTGTACAAACTCAATCTGTGCAGTACCAACCTGCACCGTATGTACCTGAACCTGACGATAAAGCCGTAACGTGGCAAAAGCGAAATGGCTGGTTTGGTCAGAATCGGGGCATGACGGCCTTTGCCCTTGGTCTACACGAAGAACTCAAGGAAAATGGGGTTGAGGTTGGTTCTGAAGACTATTACCGCGAATTGGACAAAACAATGCGCAGACGGTTCCCCGAAAATTTCGAGGGCCAAGAAGAACAAAGACAGCAGAGTGGCCGAACAAGACCCGGCACCGTTGTCGCATCGGCAGTTCGTAGCACGGCCCCCACTAAGGTCAAGCTAAAGCAAAGCCAAGTAAACCTAGCTCGGAAGCTGGGTTTAACGCCTGAACAATATGTGAAGGCACAACTTGAACTGGAGGCCCGTAATGGCTGATATTAAAGATAATAAACTCACACGCGAGTTAACAACACGCGCGGTACAAGAGCGTCCCAAGCAGTGGATGCAACCTGAATTGTTGCCCGAGCCAGACAAGCAGCCGGGCTTCAGCTACCGCTGGGTTCGTGTTTCGACAATGAACAACGCTGACCCACGTAACCTTTCGGCCAAACTCCGAGAAGGCTGGGAACCCGTATCCGTTGAAGAACAACCAAAATTCCGACTGTTAGCCGATCCCAATAGCCGTTTTAAAGACAGCATTGAGGTTGGTGGGCTGTTGCTTTGCAAGACACCTACTGAGTTCGTACAACAGCGAAATGACCATTTTGCTAATATTACGCAATCCCAGACAGATGCTGTAGACAATAGCTTCATGCGTCAAAGTGATGCGCGGATGCCTCTCTTTACAGAGAAAAAATCCTCGTCGAGCTTTGGTAAAGGAACTTAAATTTTAAGGAGTCTTAAATGGCTTATCCCGTCGTCTCGGCCCCCTACGGCCTAAAGCCGATCAATCTGATTGGCGGTCAGGTATTTGCTGGTTCTACCCGCAATTATCCGATCCAGTATGGTTACGCAACGAACATCTTTTACGGTGATATCGTAAACATTATTCGTGGTTCTATTGTAGATAACGCAGATACTACTGACTCTACCGGCACCGGTATTGTTGGTGTTTTCTTGGGTTGTTCTTACACTAACCCCACGACCAAGCAAAAGCAATTTGCACAATACTGGCCCGCCGGTACTGCTGCTGGTGATTGCCAAGCTATTGTTTGTGATGATCCTGACACAGTGTTCAAAGTGGTTATGTGCTCCGCTACAACGGTCATTGCCTCCGCTGCTAATGCCATGTTGGGTCAAAACTTTGGTTTGATTCAGAATGCAGGTAACGTCAACACAGGTAATTCTGCTGTTGCTGCCCTCTATTCCTCATCTACCACTAGCGCAGATTTGGCATTGCGTGTGGTTGGTTTGGTTGGCGAAACTGCCATTCAAACTAGCGTGACTGGCTCATCTTCTTCTACTACTATTACTTGCTCGGCTTTGCCTAACGCATTAGTGGTTGGTACTGATGTGGCTTACATAGCTGCTAATGGTCAATTAGTTCAAACTGGTTCGTATGTATCTGCGGCTGCGGCTGCTGGTGCAACGTCAGTGACCATCAATTCTACGATTGCAGTTCCCGGCAGTGTGACCGCTATCCCTAGCGCGTCCACTATTCTTTTCACTCAGTTTCCAGAAATGCTTGTCAAACTCAACTTTGGCACCCATTCCTATTACACTGCCACTGCGGTCTAAGGAGCTAAATCATGGCTATTTCACGCGCACAACTACTTAAAGAACTTCTTCCCGGCCTGAACGCCCTGTTTGGTCTGGAGTACGCCAAGTATGGTGAGGAACATAAAGAGATTTATGAGACCGAAACCTCTGAGCGTTCGTTCGAAGAAGAGACCAAGCTGTCTGGCTTCTCCGCTGCGCCAGTCAAAAACGAGGGTTCTGCCATCGCTTATGACAATGCACAGGAAGCATGGACTGCTCGATACAACCACGAAACCATTGCTCTGGGTTTCTCGCTGACCGAAGAGGCCATCGAGGATAACCTGTATGACAGCCTGTCGGCTCGTTATACCAAAGCTCTGGCTCGTGCTATGGCTTACACCAAGCAAGTTAAAGCTGCCGCCGTTCTAAACAACGGTTTCAGCAACGCTTACGCTGGTGGTGACGGTGTTGCGCTGTTCTCAGCGTCGCACCCGCTAGTGTCTGGCGGCACCAACAGCAACATCCCATCGACCCCTGCTGACTTGAATGAGACTTCTCTTGAGAATGCTGTTATTCAAATCTCGCTGTGGACGGATGAGCGTGGCCTGCTGATCGCTGCCAAGCCTAACAAGCTGGTTGTCCCACCTGCACTGCAATTTACGGCAACTCGTTTGCTGGAAACTGAACTGCGCGTGGCTACTGCTGACAACGACATCAACGCACTGAAGAACAATGGTTCTATCCCCGGTGGATATACCATTAATCACTTCCTGACCGATACGAACGCATGGTTCCTGACCACTGATGTTCCAAACGGCATGAAGCATTTCGTGCGTACCCCGCTGTCGCAGTCGATGGATGGTGACTTTGATACCGGCAACGTCCGTTACAAGTCCCGTGAGCGTTACAGCTTCGGCTGGTCTGACCCTCTCGGCATGTTCGGTTCGATTGGTGCGTAATTGATGTAAAAAAGGGGGCCTAAAAACCCCCTTTCTTGTTTTATTTTATGGTATAAAGCTATAAATACCGGGGTTATCCGGTGTATCTGACAGTCCCGGCTGACGACATGCAGACAGATACGCCCTCACTTGCATGTAAGGAACCTATATCATGGCAAATACCACATTCTCCGGCCCAGTCATATCTAATAATGGCTTTATTACCGGAACAGCTTCTTCCCCTATCGTATGTTACGACGTCGGCTGCTACTGGCGATACACGCCTGTCTTATCAGCGTTTAGCTTTTACATCGACTGGCTCTGGGGAAACTTACCGCGCTCTGACTCAAGTCACAGGCGCTGGCGCAGCTACTGGCGGTACTGTTAACGGCGCTCACATTAGCTTGAGCATCAACGGTTCTGGCACTATTTCTGGCGCTGGTAACGCACTCCGCGCTACTCTGGGTGGTACGTCCACAAACCCCGGCGGCACGATTGCAGCTATTCAAGCTGACTCTAACTTTGCTTCTGGTGGAACTTGGACAAATGCTTCGTTCATCCGTTTTACAAACAGCGGCACTGGCACGGTGGCTAACTTGTTTAACATCCCCGCAGCCTTGTTTGTAACAAGTACTGCCACTATTGCTAAGACTTTGAGAGTCGTGGCATCAGACGGTACGCCTTACTTCATCATGTGTTCTAGCGCAGCTTAATATGCAGATCACCAAGGAATTCTTGGAGACTGAGATTCGTGATCTTGAGACTGAAGCACAGAAGGCCCAAACCTTTTTGATTCAGTCTCAGGCCACAATCCAAGCGTACAAGATGCTCATTAACAGGCTAGACGCACCAGAACCGGAGCAACAAGATGAGACCGATTCAACAGAAGCTAACGATTGATGACGCTGCGGGGGTAGCAATCCCGTTAGACACCTATATTTCGCCATTTAATATAGGCTTTGGGGTAACAATTAGCGCCGGGGCTACAGTAGATTTTACTGTGCAACACACGTTTGATAACGTGCAAGATTCAA